TCACGATCACGATGATGCCGCCGGGTTGTAGTCGCTGCCGAGGACCACTGGTGTACCAATCGTAGATTGAATCCATTGCCGTAGGACTGAGCGCATCTTGCTCGGAAACCGGGTCATCAATAATCAGCAAGTCGGCGCCTCGGCCGGTAATTGCACCACCCACGCCGGAGTAAAAAGATTCTCCGCCTTGGTTGGTAGTCCATCGGCCGGCAGACTTGTTATCTGACTCTAATTTGAGGTCGGGAAAAACCTCTTTGTATTCGTCCGAGTCGATGATGTTTCGTACACGGCGACCAAATCGTACTGCTAATTCAGCCGTGTGCGTTGTTTGTATTATTTTCAGATTCCCCCGGAGCCCCATCATCCATGCTGGGAAGTATGTGCTGGCAAACTCTGATTTGGTATGTCGAGGAGGCAAACACACGATCAGTCGTTTCAGTTTGCCCATTGCGATTTTGTTGAATTTTTCGGCGATGATGCGGTGGTGACGCCCTTCGATGAAGTCAGGCCATTGAGACTTTACAAAGGAAATAAAATCTTTGTGACAACTCTCCTGTTTTTCAATCGCGTTGTAGCGATTCAGGAGCGCAAGCGCTTCAGCCTTGTCTGCATCCGAGAGGATGTCAAAATCTTTGAGCTGCGCTAGGCTAGACATTTTCCCAAGCTTTCCCCTGGAATAACAGCGCCTCGGCTTCTCTTCGTCTGACTAATCCATCGAGCACCTGTCCGCCAGCCTTATTCCAACGTCTCATCTCATAGGGCACCTCGTCAAAATCACCCTCGTTGAGGCGTTTCAACATTGTGCTGGTCCGCAAATTAGTGGGCCCGAGATTGAAGGTCCAGGCAACCAGAGCATCAAACTCGCTTTGTTTCAAATCCTGCTCGACAAGATCGTTCACATAGAACTCAAACTCTTCAAGGTCTTTTTTGAGCATGTCCTCTGCCTCATCAGCCGTGCAAGTATCACCATCCTGTACACCCTTAGTGTGGCCGTAACCGATAGTCGACACATCCGCTGAGCACCGATACGCCTCTAATTCACAACCCTCAAACTTTTTGATAAGCGCAATACCCTCTTCACTCGTTTTCTTCGGTATCATCTTCAGCCTCCAAATTCTGATAGTATTCAACAATCGATTTAAGCTGGCGAATATAGCGGATGATATCAGCCATGTTGCTACTAAGATTCTCATAACCTTTGGTTGTCAATCCATAAAATGCGTTCGTAGGCGCGTTGCCCTGCGCCAAGTCATCTAGATATTCTTGCATTGTTTCAGGCGTTAAGACAGTCCACTCAACCGGCAAAGTTCGAATCGCCATTGGCTTCGGGGGGTGATAGACCGGCGCTGGTTTTTCTATCGTAACCACTTCTACCGGGGTCACTTGAGGCGTGCGCTCTATCGAGCTGCACCCGCTACAAATTAGGATCAGTAATACTTTCCAGCTTCGTAAGTACATCAACAGTGCCGCGGTTGACTATCTTTTCTATGAGTTTTGGTTTTCGCAAGGTAAGCACATCGAGCCTGTGCTTTGCGAACTTTTTTCTGATGTCATCGACCTCCTCCATCGCCTTTCGATGATCAGTGGTCAGCTGGTCAATCTTCATCAAGACTGCTTTTTGTTTTTTTTGCTGCTCTTGAATTTGCAGATTTTGGTCGGCAATCGTTGTTTCCAACAAAGCCTGGTTGCTAATGGCTTGCTGCACCTCAGCTTGTAAGACTTTTTTTTCTGCTTCTGCTTTGTCGTAGTACATTTTGAAGCCGCCCAGGGACAATGCCAGAGCTACTCCTAATCCTGCCGATACTTGCCACATCATCGGCTCTTGGCCATATAAGCGGTGGCGCCAAAATATAGCCCTACAATACTTGCTTGACTGAGGAAGAGCATGTCACTCAAAGACGCCAAAGTGGACAGGCGAGACTCAGGAATGAAGGGCAAAAGTGGTAATAAAGCGAAAACCACCATACTACAAAGACTAACCCAAGCCATTCGTCGTTGACTGTCTGCTTTCTCTTCACGCAGCTCGATCTCAACAAGCTCTTGATTGAGTGCCAGCTCTTCATCGGTCACGACCCCATCTGAATCTAGGTCATATTGACTGTACCGCGATTGAGGTTGAAATTTCTTAGGGCTCATTGTCTTTACCTGCGATATACCCGGCACAAAGGCTTACAATGCCTATGATGGCGTGCTCAAGCAACCGGATGACAGACTCGTCAGGTGGGCGGCTTTCGGTGATGGCTATGTAAAAGTCACCAACTACTATCGTCGCGAGCAGGAATATCAGACCCACAACTAAGATCATCACCATTTTTGCTTTCATTCTGTTTCTGACCTTTTCGGATCTCGAAATATAATTTTTGTTCCAGCGTCCGCTTGCGGTATTTCTCTTATCGCGCAATAGGTTGTGAAGTAGCGGTTGTTGCTTAACAACGTATTGATACTGTTAGTTGATTGGGCGTTTAAGGCCTGACTGTACTCCAAGCACGAAGTCAACTCAACGAAGTAGAACTCTTGACCTGTTGGTTGCCCACGAACCAAAACGATCAAAACAAAAATCATCATGGTCATACTTCAAGATCCAGATAATCTTGTCTTGTGACTTTGAGTGTCGAGGTGTGTATTTCGCCGCTGCGATACTCATATACGAGTTCGCTATAACGGATTATGGCTGCTACTTTTTTGGTGGTGTTGCGAGATATCTGGTCTACTCGATAGCTGTCGCGCAACTGGTCGATACCGTGATATGGCACATTTACACTGTTTGGAAACGGCGCTATTTCCATCACAGCCTACGCTTTTTCTTGACCGCCTGGGTCCGCACGGCTTGGGGCTTAACCAAGTCCCAGCTGAGCAACTCTACATCAAGTTGATGAGCAGTCCCCAGCACGCGAGACATGGTGTTTTGCACATAAATCTGAGCGCCATACTCGCACTGGCGGTGGTTATAACGCATCCACTCCATAGCGATGCAGTGACGATACTGGGGCGGGTTGACCAATTCCAACATCCGCCATTCTCTTAAATCGCAATATAGGTTTGGATTAACCGGGTCATATTTTATTTCTGGTTCTTCAACATGATCTCTATGAGCTGTTGCAGTTTTTGGTCTGAAGCCTTCGCTGTCTCTGACTGTTCCGCTAAGCTGTCCACGATAGCCTCTATTTTTGTCGCATTGACTGCCGCTAGTTTTCCCGTGGCTTGTGCCTCTTCAACGACACTAACCACAGCAGCCTCAATCCTGTCCACTTCCTCTTGTGTGGCCTGTGCTTGGGCTTGCGATGCTCCCCAGACCATTGCACCCGACAACGCAGCAGCTCCAATAGGCAATGCCCATGTCGGTATCTTGATTGTTCCGTCACTCATATCAACCTCCTAAAAACTGTGGCACTAGAATGCTCACTACAATTAAACCTATGATCCACCACAGCCTGTTGCCAAAGCGATCAATCTTTTCATCCAGCCTATCAAAACGCTTAGAGCCATCTTTCAAGCGCTCTTCTATACGCTCATATCTCAACGCACACTCACGCTCATGTGCATTAATTTCCTGTAACGCTTTATCGCCTTTGTCCAAATCCCAAACCTCTGCCATTGCCAAATAGCACATGGCTACTCTTTGGCCTTACCCACATTCAATGCTAACGCTTCTATTACGGGGTACACATATCGCGACATAAACAAATCGTCTTTTGGGGTGGGCGTGGCGGCACAAATTGCGGATGCGACGACTGATAAAGTGGTCAGAGTAGTAACGATTTCAAGCAAACTCATTAGTGTTCCTTGAAGCCTTCGGGCAGACCTTGTGCAGTCTCAGGCTCTTCAACAGGCTGAACACCTTCAACGATGCTCTGGGTATACGCTTGCAGTAATACGTTACGCTCTGCGATCTGTTGCTGCAGTGCAGCGATTTCACGTCGAATCTCTGCCACTCTAGCGATGTGCGCCTGGGTCTCGACCTTCAGATCACCAAAATTGTATTCTTCGTCGTTAATAACAATTTTTTGTTCTTCGCTCATTACCAAGGCACTCCAGTTGCTTGTGTTGCGTTGCGATCAATCTGCGCTTGAACCTTCGCAGTGCGCTCCGCTTCAATGCGAGCTTTGTATTCGTCAGCGGTTTCGTCGCCTTCTTTATTGGCCTCGTAGATCCAGCCCAGTACGTCGCTTTCTTTGAGGTCAGCATAAGCGATAAAATCGCTGCTAGACGCATCGTAAGTGAAACTATTTTTACCGCCTTCGCTTGCGGTTTCATTACCACCAGCATCACTAGAAGCGACTAAACTCCAGTAAGCCAAGATAACGCCACCGTCAGCGTCGACATGAGTCATGTTGTTAACTGACCAAGTTGTGTTAATAGCCATTTGCTATTCTCCTTCAGTAGTTTTTTCGGGTTCTACAATCACTTTACCGTCGCTATCAGTCCACTCAGTATCCTTCATGTGCTGATCATGACGCTCACCTACCACCATCCAAGAGATTGTGTCAGTACAAGAGTTTTCTTGTGCGGTAATTGTTAAAGTGTTACCAGACACAGAACCTTTAATTGGAGTCCAGCCTGATTCGTTTGATGTAAAACATTGTACGTTTGTATTCAATAGGACAAAAGTTCCGTCCGTCATCCCCGCTACTGTGTCAATGTTTATTGTGGCAGACCCACCCACCAGATCAACGCTACCACGATAGATATTGTCAGCCTGTGGGGCCTCCACAAACGAGTGAACAAGATGATGGGTATCTGTCTTGGCGGGCAAAGGGTGGTCAATCTTAAATGACCCAGAGCCTTTAGAGATTGAACCACTAAATACGCCATTACCTGTGACGTTAAACTGACTAGCACTGAGAAATGCTTTTTGTGTACCCCCGACTGAAAAACCTAAGTTATCGCCAGCAGGTGAAAAGATGCCTGAGTTGGTGTCGTTACCAAACGTAAAACTAGGTGCCGCAGCAGACCCATCAGGAACTCTTATCGCAGAGCTATGCAGCGTCACTGTGCCGCCAATATCAATAGTCATGCGTTGACCTAAAGTGACATCCGCACCAGCACTTGCACTTGCGTTAGTGTAGAAGTCTATTGAACCCGCACTTTGAGTGATCATTGAAGATGCAGCGGTTACGACTGCTTTGTATCCAGTGCTGCCAGAACTTGCACGATAAACATTGTCGGCTATCGTTATTGATGGGTTAGCTTGCCTAGACTGAACAATTCCTGTTTGACCAAACCCAACAAGATTAAATGAAGAAAGAGAATCCGTTACAGGAGCCACCATAAACCCAGCATTGTCAGTGCTTGCATCAACAAAAAATCCATGACTTCGTGCGTCAGTCTCAACGCGGAAGTCTGCATCTGCACTATTTTCGTTAACTACAACACCACCAGCGGCGCGAATATCTAGGACATCAGTGCTCGAAATAAACATCTTTCCGACAGTCTGACTGCCAGAATTAGTTTCCATGTTAATGTTGCCAAGTTCGTTTGCACCGTTAACAAAACTTATAACACCGCTATCTGCACCATTAGATGCTGTAGAGCCAAGGTTTAGTCTGCCTCTATTCGCTGTGCCAATAATTGCCACATAGGTTCTTGCGGCAGTACCATCGTTTGTAACATCACCGTTAACAACACCTATTCCTACACTTCCATTCCCGTTTATAGATAACCTTTCGTCCGTGGTCGCATCACCTGCGACAGAACCTACAAAAAATCCAAGCCGCCTATCAGCTTGCGTGCTGTCGTTAACGGACATGATGTACATATCTTGTTGGTTGCCAGCAAACTTGATGGAGTTATATACGCCATCTCCCGAACCAGAGTTTCCAATACTCAAAGTAGAATTAGTATTGGCTGCCGTTACATCTGTAGATGTGTGACTGGTTTGAACGTGCAAGGGTGAACGAGGATCGTTTGTGCCAATACCAACTTCGTTATTTCCAGCATCAACAAACAACATATGAGTGTTGCCATCAGACTCAACGCGAAAGTCTGTATCTACGGAGGATTCGTTAACAACTACCTCGCCAGTAGCGACTCTGAATCTTTCTTCATCACCAGCCACGATTCGGAAAGTATCAGCGGCGTTGAACTGCAAGAAAGTATCTGCGTCCCCAGTGTGAGTAATTTTTTCTGGGATCGTAAGGTTCCCCAAAAATGCAGCATCTTGATTTGACTCAAGGCGCATAGCTTCTGTTTTAGCGTTTGAGGCAGCATTTACGAAAAATCGCACATCTCTCGCAACAGACGGAGTTCCGTCAAACCCACCAACATTCAAGCTGACTATAGAACTTGCAGTGCTAGAGGTTATTTCAGTACGAGAAGATCCATCACCATCAATCGTTGTAACGCCTTTTATGTGAAAATCAGTAGCGGGAG